AAACGTAAGCACTAAAATTATTTCTTTTAACGATGTCCGCTAATAGGACACCGCCAGTATAATTCTGAAACGGAGCAGCCATTCAGATTTACCTTAATAAGTTTTGCGATACCCTAATCACGGATAAGGGGGTTAATTTCACGGAAATTAACTATTTAGTTTGAGCCTCTTGTTTCAGCACTGCTGCCATTTGAGGATCTTGTTCTGATAATAGCATTTGTTGTGTTATATTGCCCGTTTTCCAAGGGTTTACTTGACCTCCAGAAGCATTAGCAACTGGGCTTGGTTTTGCTCCCATTCCAGCAGCCGAACTTGGTTTAAAATGGTGTTCCCAACCACTACCAGGGTTTTTGAGACTCGTGAGATAGGTAGTGAGATTTTGTTCGACACCTCCGTTCAATACAACTACTTCTCCGTTAGCATTTCTTTGTAACTTGTTTTGTAATAATGACAGAGTTTGTTCTGCATTTATCGCTCCAAGATTACTAATAGCTGCAAGTGCTGTAGTTTTTGTCGAAGCTACTTCATTAGAAGTTTTTAAATCCTCTAATTGTTGAGATAGGGTAAGTATCTGTTGCTCTTTTTCTTGGGCTGTTTTATTTGCTTCCTCCCAAAGAGTTTTCCATTGACCTTGATCCTCTAATTCTTTGGTACGTTTTTCCTCTCTTTGTTTATAAACATCATCCAGTTTACCTTTAATGCCTTTAAATTTTTCTTGTGCTTCAGCAGCTTCTTTTTGTGCAGCAGCTAGTTTTGCTTCATATTCTGCTTTTACAGAATTAAGATCGGGTGCTTGTGGTTGAGTTGGTTGTGAAGCAGTTTCAGCCACAGGCTGTTCAGCAGGATTCACAGAATCAGACTGAATGACTTGTTCTTCGATTGCCATGAATTATTCAGTAAGTGGGCTAGTAGTTTTCTTTTTAGCAGGTTTTTTCTTAGTTGCTTTTGGTTTAGTAGTAACAGGAGTTTCAGGACCATTACCCATCTTTTCAGATGCAGTAGGTTCTACCAGTTCCCATTTGTATGTACCGTCAGGCTGAAGTACCTTATCTAAGGATTTAGCCATAATAATCTGTGTATTTATTCACTATTGTAGCAGACTATTCAGATTTGGCCTCATTTGCACTTGGTAAAACTTCACCTTGTACCAAAATGTCTCTAAATTCTTCTCTGTCTATAACTTGCTGATCGAATAGAGATGTTAATGCTGTTATATCCTGTCCAATCAGTCTTTCAATGTCAAAATCCCTACTAATTTTTACTTCTGGTGGTTCAATACCTACATATTCAGCAGAAAAATTAAAACATTTTTGTAACTTTTGCTCTAACTCCATAGAAACCATAGCCAACATAGAGTTTGTGTCCACACGATCTAATCTTCGAGCGTCAGCAGATTCAGCTACAAATTTCTGTTGTGATAATGTACTAATACCTAAAGTAGCCATTTGCATTTGTAGTTCTTTTATTTCTGCTGATTGAGCATCAAAAGCACTACTCGCTGGCTCTACATAATAAACTTTATTACCTGGTTGAGTTGCCATTGCATAATTTACAGATATAGCTAAATCTTTTGTTTGATCGTCATATCCTTCCATAACAAGCATTGGTTGAGATGCAACGTGTAAACTATGAATCAAATCAGCTTGCCTCTGGAAATGTGCAAGATTTAGATATGCAATGTCAAGTAAAGGTGGTTTGCTTACTAAGTTTTCAGTTTTGCCAGAATAAATAGTAACTAAAGGTATTTCTCCAAGAGAAAAAGTACCTGATTCTGCTAATTTGTATTCTTGATCTGTAGTGCTAGTATTGAATTCACCCATGTAAGAATTATCATCAACGTCATACATAGCAT